TGAGGAGTAAAAAGGATATATTTAGTACTCTTAACCAAGGTACAGGTACTTACTGCTTTGATATGTGGGTAAAGGAGGTGCTGAGTAAGGATGTTAAACTTGTTGGACAGTTTCATGATGAGATTATATTCAGAAGCCCACCAAAGCATAGAAAACAAGTCACTAAGTATCTAAAGGACTGTGTAGGTAAAGTAAATGATATGCTACAGCTTAACAGGGACTTAGATGTAGATGTAGATTTTGGGGAAACTTATGCAGATATTCATTAAATAATGCTTGACAAACAGTAAAAACTACTGTATGATAAGCTCTGTAAAATCAATTTTTTAACAAGGAATAAATAACAATGGCTATTAAAAGACGTGGTGAAGCACAAACAAGTGAACGTACTGACCCTATCCCAAACCTAGAAGCAGGTGAGCATGAAGGTCGGTTACGTTATGTGGCTGATTTAGGCTTACATACTAACGAGTATAAGGGTGAGGTAAAGCCAGATGTACAAAAACTAAGCCTAGGTATTGAGATTGTTGGTGAGACAGTAGAGATTGATGGGGAACAACAGCCCCGCATACTCTGGGTAAACCCCTTCAATATCTTCTACAGCATGTCAGAGCGAGGTAAAGAGTTACCACTATATAAAGTGTTTAGTGCTACGGCTAGAGAGGGTGAGGTTGCAGACTGGGATAGCGTTATTAACGAGCCTTGTAATGTAACAGTTATCCACAACCAAGGCAAAGGTGAGAACTCAGACCGTACTTACGATAACATTGATGTGTTAAGCCCTATCCCTGCTAAGTATAAAGCTGGTGTAGCGGAAGGTTTAGTCACTGATGGTTGTACTGGCGATGCTGATAATGCAGAGAATCCTGCTCAAAAGGCTATGTATGGTTTAGTTAGCTGGGTGTTTGAGAATCGTATTGATGGGGGTGAGGCAACACCAGAGCCACAAGCTAGTGGTATTGAAGACGAAGATTCGATTCCCTTCTAATGGAGTTGCTCATCGATGGCGATGTAATCGTATATCGTATCGGTTTTGCTACACAGCACAAGGACGAGGATGGGGAGGTCGTAGCTGACCCCCTAGCCTATGCCCTACACAGTGTCAAAGTGTACATCAACGGTATGATTAAAAAGACCAAGGCTAGCAAGTCTCGGTTGTTCTTAACTGGAAAGGGAAACTTTAGGCTTACAGTAGATAGCGAGTATAAAGCTAACAGGAAGGATACAGCCAAACCTATTCACTATCAAGCTATCAGGGACTACATGGTAAAACATCTAGGTGCTGAGGTTATAGAGGGTATGGAAGCGGATGATAAGTTAGCTTTGTGTCAAACAGAGGACACCATGATAGCTACTATTGATAAGGACTTGCTAATGGTGGCTGGCAAACATTATAATTTTGTAACAGGGGTATATAGAGATGTTACACAAGAAGAGGGGAATAGGTGGTTTTATACACAGATGCTTATCGGTGATAAAGTGGATAACATTATCGGACTTAAAGGTATTGGCCCTGTCAAGGCTGAAAAGATACTATCTGAGAGCGAAGATTGGCTACTTACTTTGGAAAGTAAATACAAAGATTACTTCGGCGAGGCTAAAGAGAAAGGTGAAGTAGGTTGGTATCAAAGGCTCGTGCAAAACCAAGAGTTGTTGTGGATGTTACAGTCGGACAGGAAAAGCCCTATAGACTTTAGAGGGGATGAGGACTTATGAACAACTTTCGCAGTAAGTTTGAGGAGCGTATTGCTAAAGACTTGAAGGACTTTACTTATGAATGTACCACGCTAACCTATAACAAACGCACTACAAGGAAAATGGAGTGCTTAGATTGTGGTTCAGCCCATGTGTTACAAAAGGCTAAGTACCTTACAGACTTTAGATTACCTAATGGTATATACATCGAAGCTAAAGGGTGGTTCAAGCCAAGTGACCGTACCAAAATGGAATCGGTTATCAAGTGCCATCCTGAGCTAGATATTAGAATGTTATTCCAAAAGGATGGTTGGTGCAACAAGGCTAAGACGTTAAAGTATTCGCAATGGTGCGACAAGCGTAAAATCAAATGGGCTGTCGGTAAAGTTCCGATTGAGTGGAGAGAGGAGTATGAGAATCATGACTAAACATTGTTACAAATGTGGACAAGAAGAGCCTGAGTATAAGGTAAACGGATATAAACGAGATTGTTTGGAGTGCGGTGGTATGGGTAGTGTGTTAGAAGTAACTGAGATGATTGACTTAATCAACGATTTGTTCCTACGAGGCTTACTATCTGACCAAGTTGTAGAGGATGTAGTAGATGAAGAGTATGAACGTAACGAGTTAGACTTTGACGATGATACTATTAGGGCAGAGATGGATGCCTTTCACGACAGCTTGGAGTATGAGTATGACTAAGATAGTAGTAATACCTGACGCACAGGTTAAGAAGGGCGTACCAATTGACCACTTGCTCCACATTGGTAAGTACATAGCAGAGAAGAAGCCTGATGTAATTGTTAATATTGGTGACTTCTTTGATATGCCAAGTCTATCATCGTATGACAAAGGTCAGAAGTCTTTTGAGGGTAGACGTTACTTAGATGATATTGAGTCTGGTAACTTAGCTATGGACTTGTTCATGCAGCCTATTCGTAAAGAGATGAAGCGGCTAAAGCGTAACAAGAAGAAGGCTTGGAACCCTAGGTTTATTTATACAATGGGCAACCACGAGAATCGTATTACAAGAGCGATAGAAAAGGATGCTGTGTTGGAAGGGGTGATAGGGTACAAAGACTTTTCTCTGAAAGAGTGGGAAGTGTATGACTTCTTAGAGCCTGTTATAGTAGAGGGTGTAGCATTTGCTCACTACTTCACATCAGGTGTTATGGGTAGACCAGTATCAAGTGCAAGTGCTTTATTAACTAAGAAGCACATGAGTTGTGTCATGGGACATGTACAAGACCGCAGCATTGCTTATGCTAAACGTGCTGATGGTGTTCAAATGACTGGCTTGTTCGCTGGTATCTGTTACCAACATGATGAAGAGTATCTAAACAGCCAAACTAATGGTAGTTGGGCAGGCATATGGATGCTACACAATGTCAAGGATGGGGCTTTTGATGAGATGCCAGTGCCACTACAATACCTAAAGGATAAGTATGGAAATTCATGAAATGACAGAAGAAGATGTAGACCAATTAAGACGGTTGGGTAGGTATGACCTGTTAGAAATTCTAGACAGCCCTAAAAGAGGCGCTTGTGGCAAGGCTAGTGTAAAGCAGGTGGGTGGGAATCACTACAAGGAAAATAGTATTCAGCCTTGGGATGTTATTGATGCTTATAACTTAGGATTTTATGAGGGTAATGTTTTGAAGTATCTCTTACGTGATAAAGTCAATAAGAGAGAGGACTTACTGAAAGCAATTCATTACTTAGAGAAGATTATCGAGGGGTTTGACAAATGACAATCGAACGTACAGTAACACCACAGCTAGAGTGGGAAATTCAGGTTTGTGATAACGCTATTGGGGCATACAGTAAGTATAGCAGCTTTAAGGATGAAGAAATGGCTAACCTAGCCTTTGCCAGCTTTAAGGTACGCCTTGTCCAGAAGTCACTTATTGAGTTAGGGGAGAAGTAGAGTATGGAGTGGCCTACAGACGAAGAGCGTATTGATACAATAGGACAGAATGGTAATGATGGTCTTCACTACGCAGATGCAAATAGGGCTTTACTTATCTTAGATACTGCTATACAGCGTACCAAGTGGTTTGAGAACGTATTTTACACTATGAATGGTAAGATACCTGTAGATTTAGCCAAAGAAAGAAAAGACTTAGAGTGGTTAGTCAACCAAGTTGAAAAGGAGATGTAGACAATGGAAATTGGAAATCCTTATAGGCTGTTTGGTAGGAAGGTGTTTGGTTTCTGGCTACCGTTCATTGGGTTTAAGACATACGTATTTTACGATGATGTTGATATATTTGACGCCGAGTGTAAGATTTACGAAGAGGTGTTCTTAATCCAGTGGGTAGTAGGTTGGGCCGTGGTGTATAATACAGAGATTG